GACATCGACCTCGACCTCGACCCCGACCTCGCCCACGACCCCGACCTCGACCACTTCTGCTTCTTCCCCCTCATTTCAACACCATAAACGATTCAATACTCCGCTTCATGACGTAGCACGCATGCGGCAATACCTGCATATCACCCCATTTTTTATCATCCAACGGCCCGGTGTCGTACACCACCCCCGCGTTATCCAGACGGATGCAGTCCCCGTTCACACCCACCAAATCACCCGTGTAAATGTAATTCATACACCACACCGTCACCCGTTGGCCTAATAGCCCTTCCAATCCTTCGCCGTCTACCTCTTGTACCTGTACGAGCTTTTTCACTTCGCGCCCCCCTTTTGTTGTTCTTCCATCAACACAACCGCAATCAACGACAACACCGCAATGTCCAATAAGGAATCCCGTGCGCCTTCGTGCTTGAGTGCGGAACCCTTGGCAAACGTCTTAAGCCGTCTCATTTTTTCTTCACACCGCGTCATGGCGTACACCCACGCCGGCACACCCCATTCTTCCGGGCCTCGAAGGTTGCAGTACGATTTTCCTTCGCCCTCGTAATCCGCCCCTTTTGAATCGTGGAGCTTTTTGATCTCTTCCAAGAGGGCGTAGAACGGCGCATATTTATGCCGTGGTTGCGCCTCTCGCTGTTCTTTTTCTTTCGCGTACACATCGAGCGCGTTCGCGATCTCATCCGTATTCGCGTCCACAACGTGCGTGAATTCATTAAGCGCTTCAATCGCGATCCTCCTGCCTCGCTCTTCCATCAAACATCCTTCACACTTGCAATTATACGCATGAATCGGCTCCTGTTCCTTCATCGTCTGCTTCCTTTCTCGTTTCTTCGTACAACGCTCACATGGGCAAAAATCGATCATCTCCATCGGCTTCTCCTACGGCGCCGGGTATGGGGCTGGATACGGCGCCGGGTATGGGGCTGGATACGGCGCCGGGTATGGTGATTGCGTGATGACTATCAGCATTGCGATGATGAGGATTGTTAGCCTCATTATTTCCCTCCCTTCTCCTGCGGTTAGGCTGGCTCATTACCACAACTAAAATCTGTTCTTGGTGCCGTGATACGCCCATTCGCTTTCAAGTTCTCATTCCGCTGACGTTCCCGCTCTACGTCGAACTTATATTTCACCAGGCCAGCCCAAACACCACGCAGCACAATCGTTTTGATAGATGGGCAGAGATATGTTGATGCCGTTGTGTCCATCACTCTCCCCCTTCCGCTGGCTGCGCGGGCAGCGTGGCGCGGAGCGCGTCTTCCGCTGAACATAGTGCGCGGTAATCTGCCTCGTCACACGCCTCAACGTACGCCTGCACCAACCCCAACAGCGTGGCGTGGGAGGAGTGGAGGGCTGAAATAGACCTCTCTATGTGCCTGTACCGCTGCGCCAGATCCTCGTAGTCACCTCGAAGGACCATATTGCCGCTGTCAGGAATATGGTTGCTTCGCTCTACCTCCAACTGGGCCACGCGCTGCTTCAACGCTTCGTTTTCATCGTGAAGGCGCTTCATTTCTTTCGCTTGTTCCGGGCTCATTAAATCCACAAACGGCCCGCTGCATGGCCTTGGCTTCCCTCGTGTCAACGTAAACTCACGGAGCTGCATCGCATCCAGTCCTTGGTCGTCGTTGTGCATCACGCCCTCTCTTTCTTTGCCTTTCCTACTTTCTTTCTCGGCCGGCCCCGCTTTTTTCTACGAATCACCGGCTGCGCATTGCGCCGACCGACAGGCCGTCCTCGTCGATCACTCGATAACAACGCCGGAATGGGCCGGCCGCCAAACAAGTCGTTCGCCGTAATCACAATGCCGTGGAGCCGTGCCGCATGAAGAATAGCCGGGAGGTTCCACGGTGGAATAAGTCCGGACATCCCGCCTGGGTACTCAAACCCCAAATTCCATCGTCCAATAGACATTGACGTGACGGACGCATGGGGGTGGTAGCGTTTGACGCGCTTGAGCGCAAGAGACAGCGCCGCCGCACCTCCGAATCGATTGGCCACCCGCTGGACTTGCGGGAAGATGAATGCGGTGTGGCCGTGGGTTTGTCGTCTCAACATCATGATCGAAAATTAACACAGCTTGTTATTTTGTGTCAAGTCCTTTTTTCTGCGACGCCGTGTTGTTCTTTTAGGGGCGCCAAGATCCGCACGCCAGTCGTACCATGCGGGATGCGAGGGGTCCAGGTGGGATTCGGATTCCCGTAATGCCTTTTTTAGTTCTTGATGAAGCAATTCCTTTCGCAACCCTTGGTCGCCGATGGCGCTGGGGCGCTTGTAATCGGCCACAGGATCGACATGTTTTGGGAGACGACGTAACCCTCGGGTGTAGTGTTTTTCCAAATCTGAGGGGTAGGCAGGACGCGAATATAGTCCCTCACACACCCGGATGAGCTTTTTGTACTCGCACAAGGTTTTGAGGGCGAACACCAAATTCCCCCGCTCCGCGAATGGAAACACGCACAAGACTGGGTGCGCGTGGATCTTCTCCAGCAGGAAATCGATATCCGCAAAGGCGGGATAGACTGGCACCTGAGCAGCCAGCCAATGCCGATCGTGGCGCAGTGTTCGTGTGTACACCCCCTTCCCGCTCGTCTTCGCCGGCTTCTTATTCGCCGGCTCTGGCCGTGGTTCGCCAAATTTTCTCATGTGTACGGGCTCCTTTCTCAATTAGGTTTTCAGTGTCGCAAAAAACTGAGCATTTGTCTAGGTGCGGCAGGGCTTAAGTGTTCCGTATATTTTCTCAAAATCGAAATAACCTTTAAAAACACGCAGTTATCTGAAATTCCATGCTTATGTGCTGAATCCACTCAGTCAGCACCGGAGAGTTGTGGCCACGGGGTGAATGTATGAAAAGGCCGGGATAGTTTCTTACAGTAGTATGTATTTATATATAGAATATTTATATATAATATATAATAATAGAACAAAGAGATAACTACACATAAATAAAGAGAAAAAAGGAAAACGAAATTTTTAAGGTGTTTGTTTGGAACACGTAGCAGTAGGCAAATAACCGCCAATAAGAAGGAAAAAAATGTTTATCGGAATTAAAAACCGTGTTTGCAGCACATAAGCCTTGATTTCAGCCCCCAAAAAAGGTCGAGCGCTCGGTTTTGTAAAATAAGAAAGTAATTATCGGAGGGGTTTTAGGAGTTTTGGGAGAGGCCCACCCGCCCCTGTGGGAAAAGAGGCGAGTGGGTTTTCAATTAATCTAGGAAGCTCCACCCCCTCCGTTGAGTAGGTCGTATACTGTTGGATCGGTGTTTAGAGGGGTGTTTAGAGGGGTGTACGGGTCTGCTTGCTGTAGCGATCTAGCCATTATGATGAGTTCACTGAGTGTGCTGGCCCAATCTTCCGTTTCTGGGTTCTGGCCGTCGAATTCATCGGCGGTTGATAGTCGAGCGATTTGGTTGACAAAGTCTTGTGGTGTCATAATCAAAGTCCTTTCATCACAATGAACAGTAAGAGCACGATGAGCACAAGCGCTAAAATAGCGCTTGTGCTGCGTGACCGTCTGAGTTGTTTCCGAAGGGTGAGGGTGTCGTTGAGGTTCATGTGAGATCAGCCTCTTCGAATCCCTCATTCCTCAGTACTTCGTGAATCATAGTGTTGAGTGTGCCTCCGTCTAGGCGTCCTAGATCCATACTTAGCAGTTGTAGGATAGACCCGGCGATTGTGAGCCAGTTCTCACCCGCGAAATAATCTTCTTTCAACGTGTCGTATGGTTCAAAGCTTGTCGCTTTGTGGTAGGAGTCCGCATATTCTGCCCATCCGTTTATGAGGGATACAATCATATGTTCTGATCCGACCGACGGTAGATGCCACGCGTCGTAATGGCGGGCGCCCCAATTGTTATCGTGGAATTTTTCATACCGCTTACTGAATACGTAGTTATTGAGGACGGCGTAGTTGCTTCGTGCTCTTGTGTTAGTGGGCATGGCGGTTTTCTTTCTGCACTGGCTCGAAGCCGTGTGCTCGAATGGTTTGAAGTGAGAGTGTGGACAGCACGGTGTGACATTCACAACCCATAGATTCGAGGATAGTCCACAGCTCAAATGGATGGGCTCCGTCTTGAATTCCGCAATAAAGGGATTGGATTGGTTTCACGCTATTCCCCTTTTCCAATTGTTCCTGCGGTTTTCTCAACGAGGTAGTTGTTGAATGCTTGGCGGTCTAGATCCGCAAAACCCCATCCGTTAGCGTCGCACACATGGCGAAGGTCTGTGAGCATATCGATGACGTTTGAATGTGCTCCATACGGATCGTACGTTGTTTTGAGGATTTTGGCTAAATGCTTCGCGCGTTGTTTTGGGGTTGTGCCTCTCATTTCTCCCTCCGTACATTGGCTAAGTAGTTTTTCTTGACGTCAAGCTTTGCGGGTCGTTCTTCAAACCAGTTGAAGAGCACGTAGGCGATGTAGACGCCAATTCCGTTGCAGAGGAACATGAGAGATAAGATGAGAAGGTCGTGCATGATTAGAGTCCTTTCGTTTCGTGTTTAAAAAGCTCGATCGCTTCTTTCCGTGAGTAATCTAAGTATTTTCTTGTTACCAGTACTCCGCCGATAAGGTCCGAGATTACCCACATTCCTGAATGGTTAACACGTTCAACAATCATGGTGCGTTCCTCCGTGGTTTTAGGTTTGCCGTTCATGTTCGGTAGCTAATGCACTACACGTGCCAAACGTAAAGCGTTGAAAAACAACGAAAAGCAAAAAAGGCAGTGTGATAAAAAGAGCACGATCGCGGTTTAAAAACACAGCACATGTTGTAAAAACAACACGCCAATGATATAGAAACTCTATTATGCAAGTGAAAAGAGCTATCAACTATGAGGCCGGAATAGCCGCCGCAGCGGAAGGAAAATCTAACAACAAAATCGCGGTCATTATGGGGCTGTCATTGTATGAGCTTCACAAGATAATGAAGAACGATCCATTATTCAGAGACCAATTAGAGAGCGCCAGGGCCTTCGGCCTCTCACTCCACGCCGATAAGCTGCTTCACCTCGAAGAACACTACCCGGACGCTGATCCGCCGATGCTCCGAGTGATCTCAGACAATATAAAATGGGTAGCGTCTCATCTCGCCCCTCAATTCCGTACCACTACACATATAGAAGTGAGACACGCCAACGTCAAAGATGCATTGCAAGAGGCCAGAAGCAGAGTAATCGACGTAACTCCAAAGCCTAAGCAGATCGTGAATCCACTGGATTAACAGCACAGGTGTTGATAAATAAGGGTTTTATCCATTCGGCTACACACCTGACAACGCTACTCACACACCACGCTCATAAGCCTTTGACATTCCTCACTTGTCTCATAAGATACATTATGTCAACCACCAGCAAGAAGGATGCCAGACGATTGAAAAGGTATAGAGAGTCGATCGCCATACAGAGTAGAGATCAGATCAATAGGGGGAGTACCCGGTGGGGTGGGGGGCCTTCACTCCGGGGCCATGTGTCTAAGCGGGACCCTCGCACACACTCGACGCCCCTTCCCAAATTTTTTCAGAAATTTTTTAATTTCCTATTAGCCAAAGAAGAACTGTCTCATAAATCGCACACTTGTGTGAAAAACAACACACATGTCTCCTATTTGACGCACCATTCCGTACAAAAACGAACACTATCGACGTTTATTAAACGTAGTGTGTTAATTCAAAATAGGCGTCGATTTACGAATCCTGATAGGCTCTCTCGCCAGGATGTGCTAGACATACGCGATGCGGTATCCGGGATGGGGCGTGTTCGGTGGCAGCACGTGTGGTTGTGGGTGTCGGGGGCGTCAGACGAATGAAATACTCAGGACAAGAAGAACAAGCATTAATGACCGAATTGTGGGACCCGCAAATAGCGGATGATCTCGAAAAATTCGTCCTCTTTGCCTATCCGNNGGGGAAGCCGAACACGCCGCTGTGCAATATGAAGGGCCCCCGATCGTGGCAACGGGATGACCTTCAAGCGATCACGGAGCACATAAAGACCCAGAAGGGAAACATCCTATTAGGCAACGCTCCGGTCATGTGGCGTGAATCCACGGCATCCGGGCCGCGGGTGTGGGGAAGTCGGCGAAAGATTTCATGGCTCGTCGACTGGATGATGACTACCAGACTAGGATCCACTGCTATTACTCACCGCGAACACAGAGCCCCAGTTGAAAACACGTACGTTCGCCGAGATTGGAAAGTGGACGACGCTCTTGATTAACGCCCATTGGTTTGAGTCTACGGTCTTATCGGTCCGGCCGGCCGAATGGTTTAAAAAGCTGTTGGCGGAACAGTTGTCGATCGACTGCGGATACTATTATGCACAAGGCCAATTGTGGTCAGAAGAAAATCCAGACGCCTTCGCCGGCGTCCACAACCCGTACGGAGTCATGGTAATTTATGATGAAGCCTCCGGTATCCCCGTCCCCATCTTCAACGTTACCGAGGGTTTCTTTACTGAACCGGTTCTTGATCGGTACTGGATCGTGGCTAGTAACCCTCGGCGCAACTCAGGGGGCTTTTTCGAGTGTTTTAATAATCATCGAGCCTATTGGAAACTGCGGCAATTGGATTCGCGAACGGTTGAAGGAACCGATACCGCCCTTTTTAATCGTATGGTCGAGCAGTACGGGATCGATTCAGATACGGTCCGCGTGGAGGTCCTCGGACAATTCCCCGCTCAAGGCAACCGGCAGTTCATCTCCAACACCCTCGTCTCCGGCGCGCAGTCCAGAACCTTAGAAAAGGATCCCTACGCCCCGCTTATTATGGGGGTGGACATTGCGCGGTACGGGGATGACTCCACGGTGTTCAGATTTCGCCAAGGCCGCGATGCGCGTTCCATTGCGCCTGTGCGCTTTAAAAACCGAGACAACATGTATGTGGCGAATGAAATCGCCCGGTGGATTGACACCGTAAGCCCTGACGCGGTGAATATCGACGCCGGGAATGGAACAGGGGTGATCGACCGGTTACGCGAGCGTAAGTACAAAATACACGAGGTATGGTTCGGGAGTGATTCTGAGTCACCGGAGTGGGCGAATAAGCGCACCGAAATGTGGGCGAAGATGCGCGATTGGTTGGGCGGGGGCGCAATTGACGGGGACCCACGATTGTTTGGGGATCTCACGGCGCCGGAATATGATTACTTCGGCAAAGCGAAAGATAAGCAAATGCTGGAATCGAAGGAATCCTTGAAAGCGAAAGGGTTTCGATCTCCGGACGACGGGGACGCCTTAGCCCTGACGTTTGCCACGCGAGTGGCGCGGCGGGATAATCGGGCGTCGACGGCGAACCGTGCGCGGGTCGCGAGAGATATTGACTATCCGCTGTGTTCGTGAGATATACCACACACAGCCATATTACAGAGGTGATTGATACGATGGGTGGTGGACCGGTCTTCAGAGCGCTTGCGGGCGTCGGCACGTTGGGGCTGTCAGAATTCGCGCAAAAAAAGCCGTTTCAAGACCTCGGCGGCGACAATCCGGTAAACTCCATGGCCGGCGGGCCGTTGCGATTCATTCCAGGTGGGGCGCAAATCGCCGCCCTCATGGGGATGGGATCGGACGCCATGACGCCGAAAGCGCCGGCGTTGCACACACTCCCAGTCTTGGGTTCTGATACCGGTGCCGCGGATGAGTCACAAAAGAAGCTAGACGCGGCGGCGGAAGCGGAGCGAGTGCGAGCGTCGCGCGGGCGCCTGTCTACGCAACTGTCCAGCCCGGATGATCAGCCGGTATCGAAATCACGAAAATTCTTAGGAGGATTTTAAATGCGAGCAAGTGCGGTAGCAGCTTTGGCATTTGTTGCAGCCATCACAACCGGGTGCGTCTCGTCCAGTTCTCACACCCTAGGCGATTTGCAGATTGAAATTCTTGATCGGCCAGCAGCCCTATCGCAAAGTCTGGTGGTTACAGGATGGTGCGAAAAGGTGTTTGTGAATCCGGATGGAAACTGCCGCTCGGATAAAATGCGGGACATGCAGGTGTTTGTGCAAACAGGGCTGCTCACAAGTCTTATGGGGCCTGTGATTCAGGCCGGCGGGATGATCGGGGCCGGAGCGCTTATCGGTGATGGGCTGTCGAAATCCGGATCAAATATGAATCAAGCGAGCATTAACGCCACGAATCAGTCTGTGAATGCAGGCCGAGGACCGTGGCGGCACGGGTATCGGTAGGTACTCCACCCCTATGGCCTTGAACGACGACGAAGGACAAGACCGCGCGCAAGCGATTGCGAAACGATGGGACACTGCGGGGAACGCCCGTGGGTCCCTTGATTCGTTATGCGAGGAAATCGCGCGTCGCGTCCTTCCCAATTACGCAGGGTCCTTTTCAAGTGGAGGCTACGGCCTCAACCGGCCGGTTCAAAATCTCACTGAAGAGATGTACGACGCGACGGGGGCGCTTGCGCTCACGCGATTTGCCGCGGCGATGGAGTCGATGCTCACGCCGCGGGGATCGCAATGGCACAGTCTACAGCCGTCTGATCCGACGTTGAAGCAGCGCCGTAACGTTCAGTTGTGGTTCGACGAACTCACACAAAGTCTCTTTAAGTATCGATACGCGCCCGCGGCAAACTTTGCGAGTCAACAACATGAAAACTATATGGCACTCGGTGCGTTTGGAACTGGTGCGACGTTTATTGACAAGTTACAACCTCGCTACGGAAGGGGGCTTCGGTATCGCGCCATTCATCTAGGTGAAGTGCGGTTTTGTGAAAATCACCAAGGGATTATCGACACCGTTATCCGCCGATTTCCTCTCACCGCACGTCAGGCGATGCAAAAGTTCGGCGCGGCGAAACTCCCAGAAAAGATTCGGACCGCCGCCGTCGACATGAAGAAGTACGATAACTCGTTTCAGTTTATCCATTACGTGACGCCGCGCGAGGACTACAACCCGAATCGCATCGACGCCTCGGGACAACCGTATCGATCGGAATACGTGTCACTTGAGGGGCCGGCGCATTTGTTGGACGAAGGGTACGCCAGTTTCCCATACGCCATTTCCCGCTATGTCATTGCGCCCGGAGAGGTCTATGGACGCTCCCCGGCGATGCTTGTTCTACCATCGCTGAAGGTGCTCAATGAGGAAAAGAAAACGGTGCTTAAGCAGGGCCATCGTGTGGTGGACCCTGTTCTGTTGGCTCATGACGATGGGGTACTTGATAATTTCTCGATGCGCGGCGGTGCTATCAACTACGGTGGGGTAAGCGCCGATGGGCGTCCGCTCGTACACGTGTTGCCAACCGGCAACATCATGATCGGCAAAGAGTTGATGGATGATGAGCGCCTCGTGATCAACGACGCGTTCCTGGTCACACTCTTTCAAATCCTCACTGAAACGCCTGAAATGACGGCGACCGAAGTGATTGAGCGCACCAGGGAAAAGGGCGCGTTGCTCTCCCCCACTATGGGGCGGCAACAGTCTGAATCACTTGGCCCGATGATCGAGCGGGAAGTCGACTTGCTCATGCAGCAGGGGCTTGTGTCGCCGATGCCTGATATCCTCCGGCAAGCGGCCGGGCAGTATGTCGTCGAATATGATTCGCCGTTATCGAGGGCGCAAAAGGCCGAAGGAATCTCAGGGTTCTTCCGCCTCGTTGATTGGTCGCAGAACTACGTGAACGTGACCGGCGACAAACGGCCTTTAGATTGGCTCGATTGGGATGCGGCGATGCCGGAGATCGCGCAAGGCCAAGCGGTGCCAACACGATGGATTAAGACGATGGAAGCGGTGATGCAAGGGAGGCAAGCGCAACAACAGGCCGCACAACAACAACAAATGGTCGACGCGGCGCCGGCGCTTGCCTCTATTGCGAAACCAATGATGCAAGGCGCAAAGTGAATCTTTCGCAGGTCATAGAACGGGCGAAACAGTTTCTCACGTTTCGCAAGCTCGCGTACACGAGGCTGTTCGATCGTTCCAATCAAGATGCAGTGATGGTCCTCGAAGACCTCGCCAAGTTTTGTCGCGCGCACGAGTCAACATTCCACGCTGAAGAACGGGTAGCCGGTCGATTAGATGGGCGGCGTGAAGTGTGGCTTCGGATTCAACAGCATCTTCAGTTGTCAGACGAGACACTGTGGAAAATCTATCACAAGGGAGAATAATTAAATCCGTTGTTCGGATGAGGCACTTGCTTAGCGTGGCTGGGATGCCGCGCACACACGTCCGAATGAACGAACGAATGGAAATGGAGTTTGTTCGTCAGTGTGACGGCCCAGATGGAGATATCTTGGCGCCGATTGCGGGGTTCACTGTTGAAAATGACAACTCACTTCCTTACGGAGTTTTAGCATTCTATACGCCGGGGGGCCCCGGCGATGTGGTGTGTTTTATCTAATAACAAAGGAGAGTAGCGCATGTTTAACGTTCGCACAGGTTTGTATCAATCACCGGATGGTGCTCCAGCGGGTTCGGGTGCTACCCCTGAATCTGCCGCGGCAACCGCGCCAGCGGCGGGGGGTGGTGCAGCGCCTCCCGCGGCCGGCAGCGGTGAAACAGGAGCGGCGGCTACCACCGGCGCGTTTGATTGGACGAAAGCAGGCCTCGATACCGATTCCATGGCGCTCGTCAATGATCGGCAATGGAAAGGGGTTCCGGATGTACTCACTTCGTACCGCAATCTTGAGAAGCTTATCGGGGTTCCACCCGAACGCATCATTAAGTTACCTGGGGATAAAGATCCCGCCGACTCCTGGGGTAACGTGTACGACCGTCTCGGGCGTCCAAAGGCCGCGACGGATTATAAGATTCCGGTTCCCGAAGGGGATTCCGGAGAGTTCGCGAAAACAATCGCGCCGATTTTTCATGAAGCCGGATTGTCGCAAGCGCAAGTCTCGAAGATCGCCGAACGGCACAACGCGCTTATGGGCGAGCAAATTAAGAAGTCAACGGAAGCAGCCAAAGCCGCGCAGGAACGTGAAATTGTCGAACTGAAATCTGAATGGGGCCATGATTACGAGAAGAACAATGATACGGTTGATCGGGCCGCGGCGGCGTTCGGGATGACGAAAGAACACGCGACGGCGCTGAAACAGGCTATGGGGCCGAAGGCGGCGATGAAATTCTTACACGCGATTGGGTCGAAGATCGCGGTTGAAGGCCAATTCGTGGCCGGTGAAAAGGGCGGTGGAGGGGGCTTTGAATCGATGACGCCAGAGATTGCACAGGCGAAGATTACGTTAAACGTGAAAGATCGGTCATTCATGGAGCGCTTTAACAGCGCCGATCCAGTGGTGCGAGGCGATGCACGCAAGGAGATGGAACGGCTGCACCAGTTCGCGTATCCAGGGGGCGCGGATATTTAAAGCTCGCACATAGGCAGCTACAAACAACCCGTACATGAAAGTGTACGGGTTGTTTGTTGTCCGGTTATTGACACACTGTATAATTTATGCAACAGTTGTGTTTGAATAAGCACATGAATGACGGGAACATGAAACCCATGCCGTCTACAGTCGGGACAGACCGGCCTCCGATACGGGAGTAAAACGGGTAGAAGAGTCCGGGTCATACGACACGGGAAGCCCTTCGCAACGTAAAAGATAACTTTTTCATTGCTGTAGGAGGTTCCCATGTCTGTCAATCTTCCGAATTGGTACGCGCGTCAGTATTCCACGAACATTCAGTTGAAGCTTCAGGCGATGGGCAGCGTGTTGCGCCCGTACGTCACTGAAGGCTCGTACGTCGGCGATCAGGCTTCACCCGTTGACTTCATGGGTGCGGTTGAAATGCAGGACGTGGTTCAGCGGTTTGCGCCGATGGGCCGGGTCGATGCGGCGACCGATCGCCGATGGGTCTTTCCTGTCGATTCTGATTTGCCTCAGATGATCGACTCATTTGACAAGCTCCGTTTGCTCACCGATCCGGAATCTAAGACGGTTGAGAACGGGGTGCTTGCAGCCGGGCGCCGAATGGATCGGCACTTGCTCGGCGCGTTTTTTACGGATGCAAAAACCGGTGTCTCCGGCGCCACGTCGACGGCATTCACTGCGGCGAACGAAGTCGATGCGGCCGTGGGGGGCGCAAACAGCCGGCTCAATGTCGAGAAATTGCTCGCGGTGAAAGAATTGATGCGTGCGAAGTTCGTCGATTTCGAGCGCGAGCAAGTCTATTGCATTCTCACGGCGAAGGACGAAAGTTCATTGCTTCGCGAGGCGCAGGTCATTTCGTCCGATTTCAACGGGGATGCCCCGGTGATGCAGGATGGAAAACTTGTGCGATTCCTTGGGATCAATTTCATCTATTGCGAACTGGCTGAAACGGTGCTGGCTGGTACGAACGAAGTCACGATTCCGGTGTGGGTCAAGAGCGGGATGCACCTGGGGATGTGGAACGAAATTACGACCGACATTTCGCAACGGAAAGATATTCAGGGCCTTCCGTGGCAGGCATACATCAAGATGACAGCCGGTGCCACTCGAATTGACGAAGACAAGGTGTACGCGATCGAATCGTACAGACCGTAATCGGTCCGGGTAAAAGATACTGAGCCTAAAGAAAGGGCACTACCATGGCGATTGATTTAACGTTGAAGTCGGTGCAGATCACGAATCGGGAGGCGACTCCCCGCGTGTTGAACAGTCCTCAGAATGGGTCTGAGGGAGTATTGCATGGGACGTTTGGGCATATCGATGCGGTCCCGGCGGCGTTGTCTGCTACGTCCATCATTCGACTGTGTTCGATCCCATCGAATGCGCGGGTGATTGCGGTAGCGTTTTATTCCGGCGCGCAGGGCGCCGGCGCGGTTGATATCGGTATCTACCAAACCAACGGCAACGGCGGGGCGGTGGTTGACGCCGACCTGTTCGGGTCTGCTGTTGGGGTGACGACCGCGGTTGCAGGGACGAGCGTGTTGGAAGAGTCCGGGCAGTTTTCCATCCCTGAGATGGCGATGCCGTTATGGCAAGTGCTGGGGCTAACGGCGGATCCGCACCGGATGTACGACGTGGCTGCGACCGTGACTACGGCGGTGACGACTGGATTAGCTCCGCTTGCGGTGCGTGTTCAGTACGCGCGATAACACCACTCGTAACAGTACTGAAAAGAGGTCGTTATGGCAGACAAGTTTTACAGCGTCGATCTTGGCGGGAAGATTCCAAGCCNAGTAACAGAGGGAGCGGCCACTTCTGGGAAGGCCATAGAAGTGAGGGTATCCGATACGGTGTACTCCAATAAGATGGCGGTGCTTCTCGGACTCGAAGCCATTGAGGATTACATCATCACGAAAGAAACAAACCCAATCGCATAAGGAACTCGCGATGCCGGGAAGATTATGGGGCGCGCCGGATACAACGCTGGAGCGCCCCATTGTCGTACAAAGGATGACGCCATGTTGAAACGAATAGGGCTGCTCGTAGCCGCGGGGGTGCGTGTGCATTGTGGGGGTTATGACCGACTCTGCGCAAGCGCAGTGTGTTGTTGACACGTCAACGCCAACGTACGCAAACGGCCAGTTTCTCAGATACAACCCGTGCGATGCAACCGGCCAGCCTAAGACAGCGGCGAGTCTTGCCACCCTCCTGGCATGTGAGCGACTCATCGAAGGCGTGTGTGTCGTCGAAGAACGATATGTGACGATTCCTACTGGTGGAACCACAGCCATGATTGCGGCTGATCAGCTCTACAAGTCCGCTCCTGGTTATGTGCGATCGATCACGTGTTTTAGCGATGCAGCCGCTACGGCAGGGACGATTACGGTACTTGATAGTGCGACCGCCGGGACAGGAAACAAACTATGGGAATTTGATGTACTCGCCGTGGCCTATACCACGCCGTTTACGGTGGATTTGCAGACATCGTTCTCTGTCGGCCTCTACCTCGATTTCACCACGACGGCGGACGTGAAGTGCATGATGAGGTACCGATGAACTGGCGCGCGGCATTGTTGGCCGTTTTCTGCTGGCTCATCCCGGCGCTCTCGCTCGCCGGAAGTCTGCCCCAAAACTATACCGTCAAAGAACATGCCTATATCTGGCGAGCGGATGGATCAAGTTCTACTCAAGGCAGCGGGTCGATTAGTGGATGGCCGACGAAAACGAGCGGCACAGCGTCCTGTACGTTGTCACAAGTGACACAAAGCCCGAACGGGGTCATGCCTCCCGGTTCTGGCACACTCATTAAGGCGACCTGTACCGCTGGCGCCTCTCCCGGTTCTATTTCCTTTACGGCTCGCACTACGGGCTTCACGCTCTCGCAAGTCAGCACCTTTGGGTATTACGTCTATACCGATTCTGACGATGCCTCGCTCTATAGCGGCCCGAATATGCTGCTCTCTACCAGCCTTGGGAACTATTACGCCTACGCCTGTCTGCATACCTCGACCATGAATCGACGGGTGAAAGGCTGGAATCTTTGCGAGTACCGATCAGGCGACCATTACAACAATGTGGGGTCAATGACGGACAGCCTGACGATCCTCGATGTGGTCTTTCAGTTCACGCCGGTCGCCAATCAGTCGTTCACCCTCTATTTCAGCGATACGATCAAGAATTTCTACGCCAAACCGCAAGTCACGATCTGGTTTGCGGACAATCTCGTGGAGGGGTATAGCAACGGCTTTCCCTATATGCAAGCCCGGAATATGACCGGCTGCTACATGCCCACCACTGACTATCTCGCTTCCCCCAATGGCAGCCAGCTGACGGCGGCGAATCTCCTAGAGATGCAAACGGCTGGCTGGGACATCGTGCCGCACCAAACGATTGGCACCACCTTAACGAGCATGACCGAAGCCGAGATGCGGGCCGAAATTCAGGCCGTTTTTGCCGCCCATCGACAGTACGGCTTTACGTACTTCGATATGTACTACCCAGCAGGCGGCGGGCATAACGCCACGGTGGATGCGGTCCTGCAAAGTTACGGGATCAAGTACGGCAACAATTCGAATGCCTCAGCATTGCCGCGTCCACTATACGGCGGACTGATTAACCCGATGCACTGGTGGGCCTACAACGCGGACGCCAAGACCTTTGCGACAGTCAGCGGCGTCATTGATAGCGCGATCAAGTATGGAGGGTATGTGGGGATACTCTGGCATGCGCCAGCTGGCGCAGACCTCACCGTCTATCGACAGACAGTCGACTATCTGTATCGACTTCGTGAGGCCAATGTGCTTGACGTGCCGAATTGTCAAGCATTCTACAACCGCCTGACCTATCCGCGGAAAACACGGTGAGTGAAAACCGACAAGTCGTGTGATGGGGGATCGATGATGAAACGAATAGGGTTGCTTACCGCGGTTGGGGTGCTGTGTGTATCATGGGCGGGCGTCGCACAGGCTCAATGTGTAGTGGATACGTCAACACCGACATACGCGAACGGGAAGTTTCTGAAGTACCACCCGTGTGACGCAAACGGAAACGTAAAGGTCACAGGTGGGGGCGGCGGTGGAGGGGGTGATGGCGCTCTTTTAGACGGCGTTTCGTCCGCGATCAAAGCGACGGTGAAGAACTACACGAATAGCAAGCCTCTGGCTACCATACCCGTTAATACTTCTGGAGATCCTGCGGCATATGGCGCAGGCACGACAGGCGCGACCACTACGCGTACGGCTGAGGCGACCGATAGCCAGCTTTCAGTAGATATCGCAGCAATCAAAGCTGCGCTACAGTTGGTGGATGACGACCAGGTGGGCGCGACGAATAAGCACTATGTCTCAGTAGGCACAACTGAAGACGAAGTTGAGGTCAAGGCCGCGGCTGGCCGAGTAATGTCCATTCAGGTTAGTAATACTGCGTCTGAGGAAGCGTATCTGCGTTGTGCTCAACTTACGGCAGTCAACACTACGCCGGGTACATCCACTGTGTACTGGGGAATGGCGATTCCAGGGAGTACAACAGGTGCGGGCATGACTGCCAATTTCGGCCCTGCTGGAATGGTATTTACTCCTGCCCTCACCTGTTGGGTTGTCACCGACAAAGCCGAGACCGGCGTCACCGAAGTGGCTGCGGGAGATGTGCAATGGAATATACAGTACAAGTAATTCGGTGGGGCGTGCTCGTGGCGGCGTTGCTTGTGCCTCCGCTGGCCGAGGCGACGACCTATTATGTTCGCACCGATGGCAACAACGCCAACGCCGGCACATCTAACACGTCAGGAGGGGCTTGGCTCACCTGGCAGAAAGCCGCGGACACAATGGTTGCCGGCGACGTAACGATTGTAGCCGACGGCACGTATGTCTCTGGCAACGTCAATTTCGCTACCGCTGGCTCGGCAGGAAACCCCATCACGTTGCGAGGCGCTACGACGCACGGGGCCATTCTTTCTAGTACCAGTAGTTGCCTAGCGAAAATATCCATCAACGCATCATATATTACGATAGAGAACATTCGTACGCAGACGGACGCCGGTAACGTGGCGTGTGGCTCTCATAATTCGACCGATGGAACCGGTGTGCGAGCGTTCCCTGGGAGCGTACCTGCTTTGGCTGGGACCCAGACCACGCTTTACCATCACACCGTGGTCCGTAACACGCGGCATGATGACTGCGCCGGGGAGTGTAGTCACTCTATCAAGGTAGATGGAGACGGTTCGCTGATCGAGAATAATATCGCCTACAACGGAATTGAGACCGGTATGGGGGACAGCATTATTGCGCGCGGGAATCAAGTGCTGGGCGCGGATGTATTTGGTAACGGGTTTGGTTGTGGTAAATTCGGCGCACGTAATACTCAGTGCTACGCGAATTACATCGTGTGCACGACGGCGTGGGAGTCTGTACTGTTCATTGGTGGGGTGTCCGCCGAGGGGTTACATTGGGACCCTACGGTTGGTATCGAGGCCTACAACAGCGTTTCGTATGGTAACGTGTTCGTACTGAGTGGGTCTCCTACTCCGTGCCAAGTCGCGTATTATGGCGCACAAGACTCGCTGTTGGCGTACAACACTATCGTTGGCAACGGATACCAGATCGCATTCTATAACGGGGGCGGGTCGTCGGCGCCCGCGCCTATTTCTCCTACAATCAAAGATATCACGCTTACAGCGACCGGAGCTTGTCTGTACCAAGGGACAAATTTCACCGGAACGCTGACGTTTGATTATAATAATTTCAGGACTTGTACGAGCCCACCGTCGCAAACACACAACGTCAGTGGAGATCCGGCACTAGACGCCAATTATGTTCCTGGGGCTGGTTCGGTATTGATTAATGCGGGTGATGCCATCACAACCTGGCCGAAGTACGGCGGTGGCTCGATTACGCTTGATCTCAACTATGTGGCCCCTTGGATGACAGGTCGTGTTGTCGGCCGCCCGTTTGGACTGGGCTACGAGGTAGGCGCACGGGAGTACGGATTACCCGGAGGCGCATTGATGATGCTAGGGATCGGGTCATAGCAACGATAGGCGCAAGGCTTGGGGGATCGAAAGGATTGGGACTTTTATAAATGGCTCAATATGTGAATTTTACACTGACGTTCGATGATACAAGCTCGGGTCTATCTGAAGAGGACGGGACTGAGATTCAGATATACACAGATTCCCCTAGCTACAAACCAAACATCACGGTTGACTATTCAGCGGCCCGCCACGGATGGATGGCGCTCCCATATGTTGACGCAGGGATTACGACGCTTCCCATCACATTGAAGGCCCCGGTGACGTTTGTAAAAGTTCAAGTGCGACAGTTCAATGAACATGGGCCGGGATGAGTGAGACGCCTAGCTGGTCTAGCCCGAGACGGAATCCGTTGTTTATAAGATAGAAAGATAAGGACTTTTTTACATGGCAAAACAAACAATAGCAGTGCAATTGACGTGGGAAGATGTAAGTACCGGGGATTTTGAAGAGACGGGGCAAGAAGTCGATGTGTACACGGATAGCCCCAGTTTTATTCCGACCGTGGAGTTAGATTATAACGACGCTCGGCACACGTGGATGCGGCTTCCTGCGATTGCGGCGGGTGAAGAATCGGCCACCATCGAATTGCGAACGCCTGTGACATTCGTTGAATTTCGAGTGCGGCAATACAACGCCATTGGGGTGGGCGAGTGGTCGCTGGTGCGCCGCGTTTCTGTGGCGCAATCAGCGGGGGTGACAGTGCCTACGGCCCCTGTTAATCTCGGTGCCGTGGTTGTGTCTGGCGGTGTACCTCCGCCGCCGCCGCCTATCGATCCTCCGCCCCCGCCGCCCCCAACTGGGGGAGGGGGAAGTTCTAGCAATTACGACGCGGCATCACAGTTTTCAGGGGCGCAAGGGCAAAATCAATGGTCGTATTTAGATACTTCTGGCGGCAATTTAACGTATGCGCCGGCGAATAATATCTGGAACGGGCCGCAACCATACCAAACTATCTGGCCTGGTGGCGGGCATCCTGGGGCAACTTCTGGCGTTGTTCTGCGATGGACGGCGCCGACGGGCGGCACGGCGATCGTAACTGGGGTTGTAAATCTTGTTACGACCGGTGGCAATGGAGTTTTGTTCACGATGAAGCACAATGCGGCGGCGATCGACGGCCCGATTGCCCTAACCGACACATCGGTTCGATCGTTGAGCGAAACAGTCGTTGTGCTGAGTGGGGATCACTTAGATTTCATTATCGAATCGAACGGGTCTGTTACGAACGACAGCGCGGTACTCGCGCCTATTATTCAGCTCACTACTGACGGCTCAACGCCGGCGCCTCCGGCGCTCAGTACGTTGAGCCCCGCGACAATGGCGCTTTCTGTGGGGGGTATTGGCTCGTTGACAGTATCGCTATCGTCCGTCACACCGAGCGCGGCGTCGATAGCAACGGCGAGTAGCGACCCAACAAAAGCAACAGTTCCATTGTCAGTGTCGATCCCGGCCGGGCAGATAAGTACCACGTTGTCAGTCACAGGAGTTGCGGTAGGGGGGAGCACAATATCCGCGACCTACGGAGGCGCGCAACGTACGTCAGTGGTTACTGTTTCCAGTCCTCCATCTGGATCGTGGGTAAACGCCCCCCAAGGCGGGGTTGTGCTGCTTGATCACAGCTTCGATTCTATGGTGGCGACGGGGTTGTTTACTCCGTGGAATAACACGTTTATTGTGTCCGACGCGAGTGCTCCGTTTACTCCCTCGAATGTCGCTCGTACCCGCTTAGAGGCGTTTGCTACGACGGGGGGAGATGAACTTACGTACACATCCCCTACGAATTACAGAGAGATGTACATGGGGGTGTATTGGAGGACGAATCCACAGTTCCAAGGGCGCATTTCGTCGAATAAAACATTTTTTCTGAGAGGGGTTCCAGGCACAAACGGCGTGATCTACATGGGCGGGGGCCCGAATCAGAACCAAGCGAATTTTACGCTTGTTTGGAGCCATAACAGCGGACATTTGAACAACGGGCATATTATGGGCGGGGACCAGTTCGGGAGCACGGCCTTCGCTAATGTAGGCAGTGCGGTCGTGGTCCCTGGCCTGTGGTATAAGATTGAGCTTCATATCCGAGCTAGCACAACATCGTCATCACGTGACGGTTTTATGCGAATGTGGCTTAACAACAGCCTCACGCACAGTTACGATCAATTAAATTACGCCGCTGCTACGGCGACAACAAGCAACCCCGGATTTTTGAACCAGTGGGTATGGAATGAAACCTGGGATGGTTCCGGGGATATGGGCATTTCAAATACGGTACCTTGGGAACATTACGTGGACCACGTGTATATTGTGGGGAAAAACTAAATGTCCTACGTACTTGTACCATACGGCACGTCACATACGTTGCACGGCCTCCAATTAAAGGACCGGACAACGGGTCAGTTTAAAGTTTCGCCGACGCTCGCGACCGGCGATTTTAAGATTGAGAAAGACGGAGGTACGGCGGCGAATCTCGCGACGCTCCCGACGATCGTTCCCGCCGGCGGAAGTTCGCTGGATGTGTCGTTTAGCGCGGCAGAATTGCAAGCCAAGCAAGTAACACTGCGGGGCGTTGATGCGGCGGGCGCTGAATGGGATGATGTGGTGGTGCGGTTACTCACGTTCGGCGATCCCAGCGCGTTTTTTGAGTTCGATTTCGATTCCGCGACCGTGGCGCTTTC